TACTGCATTATTTAATGGTACTAGACCATCTGCAATATAATCATTTATAAACTTTTTTGCCTGATTAAAACTTTTTCCTTGCCCTGTTAATATAGAATTTAGTCCTATCCAAGCATTTGAAGTTTCAGTTGCTACATTTAAGCATTCTTTACCAAACTTTACTATTGCGGTAACTGAAAAAGCTACTGCAACAGCTTTCCCTATTTTAGACAATGTTGATGAGATTTTAGTTGATGCTTTATCTGCTTGTGAGTCAACATTTTTTAATTGTGAATTAAATTTATCACTATTTAAAATTAAACTTAAATCAATTTCTCCTACATTTGTACTCAAAACATCTCACCTCACTTCTTTGCCATATTTTTAAACATATTTTTTATATCTTCCATTGCTTGTTTATAATTCTCGGTACTTATTTGTGAAGCGGACTTATTTAGCCATTCGTTTCTTATTTTCATTTCTTCGGCTGTGAATTTCTTTATTACCTCTGGATCTTTTTCTTTTCTAATTCTTACTATATTTCCAAGAGGTGTATCTCCATTAAGTCCTGCAATATCACTACTCAATTCCCCCCAACACAAATTTTTAATTTCTTTTCTTACACTGTAACCGTATTGTGTTTTTAAACTTGATGCAATTAAGTCCCAATCTTCAAACAAGTCATATCCTGGATCGTATGTAGATGGATTATTGAAATCGTTTCTCCATTTCCTCATAACTTTCTTCACTCACAATTGCTGATAATGCTGTTACTACTGCTTTTAAACCTTTTATTGTAAGTTTCATACTTTTTATTTCTTTTAAAGCTTCTTCTCCCATTAGCATTTCAATCATCTCGTACATTGTTGCAATAGAAAATTCTTGATTTTTTATCTTTTCTTGAACTAATAAATAATTATCTGCACTTGTATCTACTTCGTAGATTTTTCCATCTCCTAATTTTATTGTTGACTTTTCTAATCCTAATTTTGAACTAATATCAATTTGTGCCATCTTAAATTCCTCCATTTTTTCTAAAATTAAATAAAAAAAATAAGCCCCAGTATATAAATACTGAGGCAATATTTTAGGCTGCTGGTGTTACAGTTGGTTTTCCATTTGACATAACCTCAAATTCTAAAGGTGCTACATTTGTACTGTCGCCTGTTCCTGCATTGCTTACAGAAATTAAGCAATCGAAATTAACAGTTGTACCATCTGCAAATACCCATTCAAATTTTGATTCAACAGCTTTTCCTGTTGCAAACAATTTTGAAGCGACATAATCGTTTCCATCATCTCCAACATTTCTTTTTCCTGAAATGCTTATAGAGAATCCTTTTCCCGTTTGCATTCTTCTTATCCAACCTTCGGTTGTCATAGGTGTCCATTCTTCAACATTGTTGTCCATTGACAAAGAAAATGTTTCGCAATCTGCGATTGTTTTCATATCTGCATCCGCTGAATCTACACCTTTTGTACCAATCTTAAATACATTATCAAATACTGGATATACTCCACTTGTTACATTTGCCATTGGTTATACCTCCTTTTTTTCATAATAAAAAATTGCTTGTATAACCCTTTCATAGATGTTTTTACTATCCGTTCCAACATCTACTGGTTCAGGTACAAGCAATCTTATATAATTCACTTTTATATTGTTTATAACAAAGTTTCTTGATTCTAAAAACTTATTATAAACTTCTAATGATTTCTGTTCTGTTTCTTTTGCATTAGCATTCCAATGAATTAAAATACTAACTGACTTTTCTAGAATTTTTGTATTATCAACTCCGCCTATTGCGACATTAGCTTCATTGCTAGTTTTTAATTGATATACTCCAATAGATTCATCTTTTTTACTATTCAATTTTCCTATATAGTAATTATCATCAGCAGTTATTTTAAGAGTTTTTAGCCAATCCCTTATATCTGCTAGCCCTAATATATTACTCATTTTAAGCCAGCCTCCTTTTTATAAAATTGAGCAAAAGCTTTTTTACAAAAGTCTTTATTTTTTCCACTAATCCATGGTTCTAGCCAATTTCCTTGTGCATTTGGATTTTCTTTTGTTTGGAAATTATATTCAGGATGAAAATATACTCTTCTAGCATAAGGTGTTGATGTAACTAAACTAACTTTTCCTTTACTGCTATTAGAATAATCTTCATAAGTATTATCATTCTGCATATTTCCAGTATCAAAAGGCATTACTTGTGCATTTACTACTTCTGTATGTAAGGCATTTACTGTCTTTTCTAAAGAAGTTATAGATGCTTTACTTAATTGATTTATTTTAGGTACATTTAATTTTATTTTTGAAGAAACTACTTTCATTGTTACTGTATCTCCAATTTAATATAATTGACTGTACCATCAGGATTTCTTGCTTTTGTCCCCTGGTATATTTCTCGTGTTTCTCCAAATATAGTAACTTTTCCACTAGATATAACAGGTATATCAGGTGCAAAATCCTCGCAAAAAAGAGCTACACCATTTATTTGGATTATTACTTTTTCAGTAGTTAGAACTCTTTTGGCACTATCTTGATAATTACATTTTAGATCTTTATCTAGTACAATTTCAGGAGCTCCATCTTCTGTTGTATTTTCTCCATATAAAATCACATGAATGTCTGTTTTACAATCTTTTTTTCTTACTAAACTTGGATATATCATCTAATACCTCACATTTCTACAAGTTAATCCTGTTTGCTGTAATAAGCAATAATTATCTTTTGGTATAGCAATACCATTTTGAATTTGAACATTCCAACTTGCATTAAAACTTGCTGATACTCCATTTATTGAGTAACTATTAAGTGGTGACTTTAATAAATCAGCATTTTCATATTCAAAATCAGCAAGCTTACATACAACTTCTTTTATAATATCCTGTTGGAATTTTGTTAATTTTTCAAAACCTTTTCCAACTATACGATTATAAGTCAAAGTATCAATATGTCCGCTTGCTTCTTTTAATTTTTGTTCAATTTCATTATCAGGAATTGTTTGTCCCTTATATATGCTTTGATAATAAGTTGTATCTGCATATATACTCATATAATATCAACTCCTACGCTTTTCTTTCCACATAGAATTGAATAGCATCATGTTTTTTATTAAAGATGAATACATCTTCAAATGACTCTTCAAAATATGTCCATTTACCTTGTGATAATGAACTTGGAGCACCTAATTGTGCAAAGTCATAAGCAATTACTGGTATAACTGCAGATGGATGAACTAATATCATTTTTACATCTTTTGCAGCTTCTTGTACTTTTTCATAATAAGTATTTAATCCTGATTTTACAGGGCTTTCAACAGCTGTATATGAAGTTCCTGATTTTGTGTAGTATGTTTTTCCACTTACTACTTCTGTATCAGCAGTTAACTCATATTTATCTGTAGCAACTTCAAATCCATCATCTGTAAAGTTATATGCAGATTTCATTGCAGTAGTTGGAACACCAATTACTTCAACTTCTCCTATTCTGTCTAATGATCTAGCAACAGTTGTATCTTGTGCTGATAGATTTCTAGCAGCTTCTTTTGCTGTATCTATTAATGTTTTTGTATATGTATCAGCATATAGTAATCTTCCTGCTGCAGGAACTCTTTTTTCATCCATTTTATCCATCATTGCATCGAACTTTGTTAATACATTTGCTAATGTAAGAACATCGCCTTCAGTAATAGTTTCTATTTCATTTTTTAATTTATATAATGCTGTGATCATTTCAGCATCCATTTCAGGGAATTTTTCCTCTTCATTCATAGTTTTAGTTATGTTTTGTATTGTTGCAACATGGTTTGTTTCATCAATATCTCTTGGATGGATAAGTGTATCCCATGTTCTATGAGTTTTTAGTTTCTTTGGTTCTTCATCATTATTGAAGTTTCTTCCAAAAGTACCTATTGAATCCCTATCTCCATTTTTTCTACCTTTAACAGATAATGATGGTAGAATTACTGTATCGTTTCTTAAAAATTTAACATCTGGTTTTACTGCACTCCATAATGCACCAAAAAATAAAGTGTATGGATATGCTTGAGCTAAAGCTTGTGAATATTCTTTAGCATAATTTAATCCTGTTTTTTCAAATGCCATAATAATTACCTCCAATTTTTTTTATTTTTTTCTAGGTCTTACACCAGTAAATCCAAAATCAAATACTCCATTATTTGAATTTGTACCATTATTAGTGTCAGCACCAACTGTTATTCCAACGACTCCTTGCACTTGTTTTTTTAGTCCTGGAACATCATCAACGACCTTTTGTAGTGCTGCTTTTAAAGTATCTTCTAATACATTTCCATCTTTACCAATGCAATTATTAAAATCAGCCATTTTTAAAAGATAAGGCATTGTTTTATTATCAACATTTAAATCATCTACAAAATCGTAGGCTTTCTTCTCTATCTTTAATCTTTGATTTTCTAATTGAACTTTTTGTAATGATGCTTGTGTATCAGTTAGCTCTTTGTTTTGAGCATTTGCTTGATTAGCCTTTTGAGTCTTGAAAGCATTTATTGCACTTTCCATCTCTTCAGGACTTAATCCTTGCTTTTGAAAATAGGCTTTTAACACACTATCTTCTGTTTTTGCATTTCTTCCTTCAATAATTTCTTGAATTTTGTTATAATCAATTCCATTAGAATTATTATTTGGTTGATTTGCATTGTTGTTTTGCCCTGTAGTGTTTTGGGCATTTTGGTTAGAATTTGCATTATTGTTGTTTGCTTCATTTCCTTCCATGTTTCACTACCTCCTATAACTTTTTAAAGTCTTGAAATGACTATATACACAAGCTTTTTAGGACATCAGTGTTTGGTCGCATAAAAAAAGAGCCTTTTTAGACTCTTAATTAATATCTACATAGCCTTTAGCTTTTAATTCTTTTGCTCTAGCTTTTGATATTTCATATTTTTTATTTTCTATTTTTTTTGTTTCTGTTGTTTCAGATATTACGAATATAGTATCTTTTTCATACAATTCATTTGTATATTTATCTTTGAAATTTGTATTAGCCTTCAATTCTTTTTCTTCAAACACCTTTTCTGTTGCTTCAATATTATTTTCTTCTGCAGGTGCTTCTATACTTTCACCCTTCGTTTCTTCTAATGTTTCTTCTGTACTAGTAACTGCTTCTTTTTCTGTTGCTTCATCCACAACATTTTCTTTTATTTCTTCTGATTTTTTTCTTCCCATTTTTACTTTTCCTCCTCTAATTTAATACATTTATTTTCAAACTTCTTATAAGCATCAAAATATATTTCTTTTTTATCTCCATTTAAAGTACATTCGTAATACATACCGTCATATAAAGTAGTGCTTAATAATGCTTTACTATTTTGCAATGTTTTGCAACTCCACACTACAAACACATCAAACTCTGGTATTTCATCGCTCTTATCTAAATGTTCTTTTGCATATTCTTTCACTAGTTCTTTACACTTTACAATAAATTCCTTGCTTCCCATCAAAAAAATCCCTCCTTTCTAATTTAAGCACTAAAAAAGAGCCCTTTTAGGCTCTCTTCAACACTTTTATAATTATTTAGTTTGTTCATATATATTATCAGCAACTCTTTCAAGCAATGAACTTTCTTCCGTTTCATTGTATCCAGGATTACTTAAATATTCATTTGACTTTTCATAAAGCAATTCCATAAATTCTATTGCTTTATTTTCTTCAATATTTTCAACATCTAATTCATTTATTAACTTATTTATTTCAGGATCATCAAGTTTTTTCAATTTTTCTAGATCTTTTATATCAATTTTCATCTTTGTTATTTCCTTTCAATTTTTCTACTGTTTTAGTGTGAGTTTTATGTATTGTTGTTATTATTCCATTATCAGGATTTACATATACAGTACATTTTTCTCCAACCACACTAAAACTTGGTCTATCGTACTTATCATACTTAATTTTACCATATTTTAAAGGATTTTTCAATGTGTGTTCAATATCATCTATATTAAGTTTTCTTTCTTTAATTCTATCAATTAAATGATCTGATACCTCTGTGATTTTAGTTTCATTTACTATATTATTGCTAATCCTATTATTTATTTCATTCTTAAATCTTTCTTTTTCAAGTTTTATAATATCACTAAATGTTGTTTTATGATCTTGTATAAATTTTTCCTTATATTCTTGCCATTGTAACCTTTTATTATGATATTTTTCAATATTTTCATTGTCAAGACTTCCTAATTCAAGTCTTGAATATTTATTTATATTTCTATCAATATAATTTAATTTCTGTTCATTCATATAGTTTTCTTTTTTAATTTCCAATTCTTCTCTTGTTGGAGGAATCGGTTTTGTGTTTATCTCTGGAAAATATGTAACAGTTGTATCCTTGCAATTAGGATGAAATAATTTAGCTTTTACAGCTGTACTTAACAATGGATAACCAGTTTCTTTGCTTTCCGCTGCCGTTCCACCGCTCCATACATCGTCAATAAAAACTTTACCTTGGAATTTAATACAATATGGACAACCTCCACCACGATTTGGAACTAAAACTGTATGAACTCCCCATTCAGCTCTTTTTTCTCCCTCGCCTTGTAAATATGCCCTTTTATTTGCTGTTCTAATAGCCATTTGTGCATAAGATGCTATATTTACCATAGCTCCATTTGCATATTCAATATTATTTATTCCTTTTGCAAGAAAATCTTTTGTAGCCATATCAACTGCTTGTTGTATTGTTCCTGAACCTGTATTTGCATATACCTGGGCATCATATATTATTTGCCTATATTGATCATTAGTAAATCTTAATATTGATAATTCAGCTTTGTCAAAGTTTTCTGTTGTTTCTTTTATAAGTGCTTTTAACTTTCTTTCATTTATTCTAAAAAAACCTGACTCTGTTTGATTTGTAATATCATATATTCTAGTTAACTGTTTCTTTTTGATTCTTTTATTTTTGCTTGTATTATAAATATGCCATAATTTACTTATTTTTTTATTATTGCTACTAAATGTACCATTTTGTATAGCTTCTAATATTACTTTTTCCTGTTCCAGCTTTCCATTGTCATAGCTCTTTTTTATTAGTTCTTCTATATCAGTATTTATAGTAGAAAAATCATTTTTAAACATTTTTTTATTTTCCTGTTTAAACTTTTCTAATCCTTTTAACTGTTCAGCTTGCCAGGCACTCCAATTCATATCTAAATCTTTCTCTTCATTCAAATGTCTCGTAAGATTTCTTTTCATTGACTTTATCAATGTCTCTTCTATTCTTTGAAATGCCCTGCTGATACTGTATTCATTATTCATTTATATTCTCCTGGTCTTTTTTATTTTTATCTTGACCATCTATTTTTGCATTTGGTTCTTTTTCTTGATTTTCTACTTTATTGGTATCGACATTTGTGTCGGTAGCATCTTCATTCATTTCCATATCATAATTTACTGCTGGTTCTTCAATGTCTATAATTCCTTGTTCAGCTTTTAATCTAGCTACTTCTTGTTGCTTCCACTCTTCATCTTTGTCATCTTTGTATAATTCTTCGACACTTGCCTCAATAGACATTATTCCGCCTTGTTTTCCTTTTGTTACAGTTTCAACTTGTGCTTCAAATGATGGATTTGCATATTCTCCAAATTTTAATGTAATTTCTTTATCTTCAGGAATAGGTTTCTTATCAATTTGTGCCTTTGATTTTAGAACTGTGTTAATTACTCTTGGGATGAAATCTGCCAAAGTATCTATTATTAAACCTCTAGTATATAAAGTAGTTTTTTCTTTTTCTCTTTGTGCCTCTGCATTATCTAACTTCTTATTATCAATTCCAAGTGTGCTAGGACTAACAATTCCTTGTAAACATAAATCTAAAAATGTTATATAAGACTGTAAGTAATTCTCTGTTGGAATTTCAGCTTGTTTTATTTCTATTGTATCTTGTCCATTTTCACTCATATTTCCTTCAGGAGAAACGAATTTATTATCAAATGGATTACTATTTATTAAAAGTTCCCCTGTTTCTTCATCTCTTGGAATTAAACTTTCAGGAATATATTTTATTGCCCTTCCTGCTCTAACCGCTTCTAACCATTGAGAAATTATTTCATCTAAACTATCAAAAGAGTCATATTTTCCATCGAAAATAGACTCTCCTCTACCTTTATATTTTGCTGATTCATTAAACATTATTGGAACTGCCCACATAACACTTTTGTCAAAAGAAAGATTTTCTAGTTTTGACAATTCTTTAACAGTATTTAGTTCTACTTCTTTGTCACCTTGTAATAATACATATTTTATATATCCATAACCATAATGTTCTTCTAATAGATATGTATAATTACCTTCTTCATGAAATGATTTAAAAACAATTTCTATTAAGCGACCTCTTTTATATACAAAATCTATTTTTGAACCATCTACCCATTCAAGTATTGCTTTATCTGAAATATCAGGATCATAATTTATTTTTATTGCTCCATCTCCAATGTATAAAGCATCTCCAAGTAGACTTTTTAACATTTTAGTATCAAATTTGTTTTCTTCATTAACTTCTTTCCAATATTCATCTTCTACATCATCACCGCCATAGTCTGTCATAACTGTATTTATTAGTGTTTTAATCATTAGCTTTGGCAAACCTGAATGTGACTTTTTCATCCTTATATCTGCAGTTTGTGTAGCTCCCCAAAATGTATCATCAGCATAATTTAATTGACCATAAAATTCAGATAATTCTCTACTGTCTCCTCTATACCATATTTTATTTCTTATACAATTAGCTTGAAAATCCATATTTTCATTAACTATAAATGTTTGACCTTGTGCTGGTCTAATATCTAACCATGACTTAATCATATTTTTCACTCTTTCTCCAAATTTCATTTTCTAACTCCTATCTTATCAACATAAGGAATCCAACTATATTGACAACTATTAACCATGTGATCGTTTCCATCTTCAGGTTCATTGTCTTTATCTTCCTTCCATGAATACACATCTAACTCGTTACAATAATTATTACAAGTATCAACAATAAAATAGCAATTATCTTTAAACCATCCAAGCTGTGTATTTATTCTATCTATTATTTCCATTTTAGCTTTCCAAGCATTATTGAATATGTATATACAACCTGTTTTCCTTTTATATTTTGCAAATTCTTTTATTGTTGCTTGGTCTGCACTATCAATAAATGTATTTTTTGCTAGTCCCCACTCTTTTCTGTTTCTCTCCAAGAAATCGACAAAATTTTTAACAGTATCACTTGGTGCAAGTGGCTCTTCTAAATCAGCATTGTTATAAACTTTTTCATCTAGCAATATATATTTACCTTTGTTTGTTATTCCTGCAAAAGACATCGCAATAGTATCAGGACTTAACGAACTATAAGATGTATCTAATGCTGCAGTAAATTGTATAAAATGTTCATTTACTTCTTTATTTGTTTTATATTTTATATTCAATTGTACTGTTTCAGAGCTTACTTGTCTTAAATAACTCTTTGCTTCATTTTTTGTTATACAATGTTTTCTTCTATCAAAATTAATAAAAACAAGTCCTGTTGACTTGCCTCGTAAACCTTTTATTTTATTTTTCCATAGTTTTGTACCTACTGGCACAGATTCTATAATTTTCTTTTTCTTCTCTGGTGTCAAGCTCTTATTGTGATCAAATGTAAAATACCACCAAGTCCAATCATCAATTTGCTCTTGATTTAACATTTCAAGAAGTTCTATTGGTGCATCATTTTTATATTTTTCTGTTGGTCTAGCATGATTAACAAATTGTGAATAACATTCTTTGTTTGGATCATCAGGGTTCATAGTACATAGTCTATAATCCGCTCTCATAAATGCTTCTCTAACAAATTCCATATCTGCTATATTAAACTCATCTATAAATAACCCAAAAACTTGTCCACCAAGTGCTTTTTTCCATCTTGCTTTATTATCATATCCTAGAACATAAATAATTTTATTTCCTTTTGGTGTATGATAAATAATATGTGGCAATGTAATTTTTTTAGCACCTTTTGGATTGTATTCTATTGCTCCACCGTTTTCATATTCTCCAAATACTGCTATCAATCCATTGTCTGCATTAATAATATTCTTTTCTATTGTTCCTAAATCAAGACCAGCAATAATGCTTGGTTTTGAACTATCATCATCTGCAACTCTAAACATGAACTTTGGAATACCAACTGTTGTTTTTCCTGCAAATGTTGTTCCTTCCAAAAATTCTGTACTTGCTTTGTGATTTAAGAAATCTATATATTTTTCAGATAGTGGAAATGCCTCATTTTCTTCCATTTAAACCACCACCTAATTGTCTATTTATACTCTCTAATATTGGATTGACTGCAGAAACATTTAAATTTAATGTATTGTCATTTTCATTATCAAGTTTTTGTAATGTTTCTAAACATTTTCTTTTAGCATCTTGCACTCTTGTTAATCCTTCTTCTATTTTTTGAATAAGACTTATAGTAGATTCTGCTTCGGTTACAGTTTTGGTTTCTACTGATGCTTTTCTTCTAGTTTCTCTTTTTCTTATGCTTCCTATTGTTAAGTCCTTATCCTTATTTTGCAATTTATTTATTCTTGCCATCATTCTTTTTTCACGAACAGTTAATATTCTATATTCATCCAACAGCAACATTCTATTGTCTTGAAAATCTACAATATTATAAACTTCTAACTCTTCCTCTGTTAATACATCCTTAAATATTGTTTCATATTCTCCTGTTGTTACAGCATTTTTATTATTTTCTTTCGCACCGCCATTGTTTCCTACTGAATTTTTATTTCCTATTTGTGCTTGGCTTTTAGTTCTAGTTAGTTTATTATGCCTTATCAGTTTTTGTAACTCTGGTTGAGTAATATTATATTTGTCCATAAGCTCTTTATATTTTAGCCCATTTAAGTAATCTTTTTTAAATTCTTTTACATTCACTTCTGTCAAATCATATCACCCACCTCCATTACTTTTGCAACTCTGCTTTTTCTCCTGTTAGTGTTTCCCATCTTTTTACTATTACATCGCAATACTTTGGATCAAGCTCCATTGTATAACACTTTCTTCTTGTTTGTTCTGCAGCAATCAATGTCGAACCGCTTCCGCCAAACAAATCAAGTATTAAGTTATCCTCTTTACTTGAATTTTTAATCAGATATACTAATAAATCAACAGGTTTCATTGTTGGATGTTCTGCATTTCTTGAAGGTTTATCAAATTCTAATACTGTACTTTGTTTTCTATCATCTACAAAATAATGTCCTGCACCTTCCTTCCATCCATATAAAATTGGTTCATGTCTCCATTGGTAGTCTTGTCTGCCCATAACAAATGTATTTTTTACCCATACTAAACATTGAGCTAGTTTAAATCCACAAGATTTAAAGGCATTTCTAAAATTTAAGCCTTCTGTATCAGCATGAAAAACATAAACAGAGCCTCCATATTTTACTGATTCATACATATTTCTAAACGAATCAAGTAAAAAATTATAAAACTCTGTTTCATTCATATTATCATTTTCAATTTTTAAAGCATCTGCTGTTTTTCCTTCATAGTCTACATTATAAGGTGGATCTGTAAGAAGCATATCTGCCTCTTGGTTATTCATAAGACGCAAAACTTGTTCTTTTTGTGTACTATCTCCACACATTAGCCTATGTCTACCTAATATCCAAATATCTCCTGTTTTAGTTGTTGGTTCATCTATTTCATCCAGGGCTTGTTGTATGTCAAAGTCATCTTCCTTTGAGCCTGTTATATCCTTTAGAATATTATCAACTTCATCAAAAGAAAAGCCTGTTATATCTAAATCAATGTCAGTTTCTTTTAGCTCTGCAAGCAATTCTTCCAACTTGTTATTATCCCAATCGCCACTAATTTTATTTAGTGCTATGTTTAAAGCTTTTTCTTTATTTTTATTTAAATCTACAACTACACATTCTACTTCGTTGTACCCTAATTCCTTTAACACTTTTAGCCTTTGGTGTCCTCCAATAACAGTCATATCTGAATTAACTATTACAGGTGCTACATATCCAAATTCAATAATACTTCTCTTTATTTTTTGGTATTCTTCGTCCTCGGGTTTTAGATTTTTTCTTGGATTGTACTCCGCTGGCTTTAGTTTTGTTATTTCTATTTTTTGAATATTCATTTCTATACTCCTTAAAGCAACTTGCTTCATATCTACAAGTCTTACATTCTCTTAACATACATCTACCCAAATTCATAGGCATACCTCTTTTGTATTTTTTTGGTTGCGGACAGAGGATTCGAACCTCGTCTAGGAGTTATGAGCCCCTTGTGCTTCCATTGCACCATCTCCGCAATATAAAAAATAGTCACCGACATTTATATCGGCGACCTTATTACAAAGGAGAAACAAAAAGGTATTTACAATTTTCTCAATTATAATTATAACAGATTATTTTTTGAAAAAATATAGACAAAATATATAAATTTTATATACAAAATTAAGACATTTTATTTTTATTGTATTCTTTTTGCATAATTCTTATTGATCTATCAATTGTTTTTTGTATTGCTCCATAGCCTCTGTCTTTCTTTACTGCAATTTCTTCAATACTCATCATTTGATAATATCTCATATCAATAATATCCTGGTTATATTTCTTTAATGTTTTTACTAAACTTTCTACTATTTCTAGTTTTATTTTTGTTTTATCTATGTATCTTTGTTTATTATTTATCTTCTCCTCTTTCTCTGCAATATATGTTTCTATACTTGAAGTTGTATAACCTTGTGCTTTTGGCATACCATCTAAATTTGCACTTCTACAATCTAACACTTCATTCTTTAATTCTTGTATTTCTCCTTCTGTTATTGTTATGCTTGCTTTAAGGGAATTATAGTTTTCTAATACTTCTTGTATTTTCATCTTTTGCACCTCCTAAAATTTGAATATAAAGAAAGTTAATACTATGCTGACTACTATTTCTATTAAATTTATAATTTTATCTTTATTATCTGAATATTTATTATTCATTCCATCAATCATTTTTGATAGTGCATATAAACCTATAAAAAATATAAATATTGCTTTAATTATAGCCATTTTTAACATCTCCTTTCATAATTATTCGAGTTGTTTCTATTTTTTGTAAGTAAATTTATTTACTTACTTTCTTATTGAATTATTTTTATTTCTTTTGGATCAACATTTAATAAATCAATAGTTGCTTTTTTGTCTGCATCATACAATTTTACTCTATAATATGCTATTCTTGGTTTATCAAAACTACTTTTAGTCACTGTTACCCCTTCCAAATCTAATATTACTCCTTTATATTTTCTTACTTCTACTTCCATTATTCTTCCTCCACAATTTTTATTTTTTTATGTCTTAAATTGAAACTCAATTCTTTTAATAGTTCTACATCATCATAAAGTTGTTTTGACATTGGAAAATCTACCCTTATTTTTTCTTTACCTTCTTCATTTGGCTTGATGTTAAGTAGTGCAAAATCACATTCAAAAGATTCAATCATATTTACATATCTCTTTGTTACATCTTTCATATTCTATTCTCCAATCTTTACTTTAGCTTGTACTGTTTTTAAATTATATTGTTTAGCAATTAAATATGAAGTATATCCATCTAACAACATATTGCTTGGATCAATAATTATTGGTACTTCAAAACACTTGTTTTTGTTGTAATATTCAATTCTATTTTTTAATTTATTTTTGTTTGGCTTTGTAAAATTTTCAGGTATTTTTATTAAATCAGTTTCTATTACTACATAAGGCATTGATAAATCTTTTAATAAATCCATTATCATATCATCTTGTATATCAATATGTTCCTCTTGCAATTTAATAATTGCCTCTTTACCTTTTAACATTTTGGCATTACAATATTCCATTACAGCAATATTTATCCATAATAAAGCAACTATTGTCCAAATAAAATTTTTTTCAAAAATTGCTGCACCTATTTCAAATATTGCCATAAAAATATAAAATGCAATCATCATTTTATTTCTTTTATCTAACTTTGTCATTTCTTCCCATGTTTTCATTTTCTTTATACCTCCACCCATTTTAATTCTTCTTGGTTCTCTCTTGGATTCCATTGTTTCCAAATTTCCTCACTATATTTTATCAATTTCATTCTTTTTTTATCATATTCTGTTATACAATATTCATCAGCTGTAAATCTCTCATTAAAGCCACAAAATAGATTCATTAAATCTTCAATCGGATTTCCTGTACTTTTTATTGGTTTTGCATAAATACCATAAGTCTTGTCTAATTTTTCATCTGTTTCAAATACTGCACATACATCAAATGTTACAATTCCACTTAAAAAGTGCATTGCTTCTTCAGGAGTAAAATCTTCTACATTTAAGAAACAAAATCCTATTGAATTGGTTTTTCCATCATGTTTTTTATTGTTTTTTAAAATAAAATTATTTTTATATTTTTCAAATTCAACTTTTGACATAAATCTAAATACTTTCAAAATAAACCTCCTTGATATCATATCCTGTTTGTTTTAATTCTTTTTCTGTTATTACTTTCATAATATTTAATTGTTCTAAAGTATAGAAGTTTGCACCTAATCCATTTTTATACTTTTTTACTTTTGATATATATACAATCGAAGAATTATTAATTTTATAAAAAATTACATCTCCTTCTTTTAATACATCAGAGATTTTTTTACCATGTTTATCCATACAATTAACAAGTCCTGTTTCACTTTTATAACTATTTCTTTTTTCAAAAGCTATCAATTTTTGATTCCCTTGTGTCTTAATAATATCAACTATTTTGTCTATCGTTTCATCTTTAAATCTTACATATTCTCCTGGTTCTATTTCATCATAATAACAACCTTTACATCCCATCTTTTCTACTCGGCAATGTTGCCACTCTTTATCACCACATTTCACTTTTGTAAACCTCCTAGTATATTTATTAAATCCCAGCTTGGATTTCCTTCTGCAGATATCGTTTTGCTTCCGCTTCTTAATGTTGCTATTGCTGTATCTACATCTATCATTCTTACATCAGAGCCCTCAAAACATATTAAGAAATATGCTTTGAGCCCTGCATTTTTGCATTTTTTCATTTCATCACATTGTTTTATATCTTTATCAACCATGTGCCATTTTCTAGTTTTGCATTCTTTTGCATCAAATACTGCTTTATAATTTGGTAGAAATATCTCATAATCAAATGGCTCTCCTTTTATGTATGTACCATCTTGTAATCGTTCTGCATGATTTTTGTGTGCATGTCCACCTATTGCTTCTACATATTCACATACTTTTTTTATTTGATTTTCAAATATATATCCTCTTCTTGGCATTTAATCACCTACTTATCTTCTTGTTGTAAAGTACAATTTCATTCTATCTATTGCTTTTATTTTTTGATAATACTTTTTTAAAATTCGTAACAACTTTTCTTTAAAAATAGTATATTCTGCTTCAGCTTCTTTTTTTGTGTCTCTACAAACTTGTCCTTCTACTGCTAAATTTCCACTATTTTCATAAAAACCTACTGCTTTTATTGGAAATGGAGTGGTATCAACTAATTTTTGAATTTCTTTTATCATTACTTCATTATTAAATTTTTCATCGTCTTTTACATTTTCAATTTCTAAATTAAAATCAAATCCTTTTTTACTCATTTTAATCACCTACCTATAAAATAATCTATTTAATATTTGTGTTGCTTGCATTTTGTTTAAATTTTCTGTATCAAAATCTTTCATAAATCTTTTTATTGAAGCAATTTGTTTTTCACTTGCTGGTACTCTTCCCCATTTTTTAATCATTTCAATATTCCAAATATACTCTTGCTCTGAATAATTTTCTTTCAAATACAAATATGCTTCATCAAAAGCCTTTTGCATACTTACTTTTTTACCATTCCATGTTGTCTTTCCTAACTCATCTTGTGCTGGTATAACTATTTTCTTTTTAGGAATACTTACAACCATATTTCCATTAGGCATCTTGAAATAATTAACTCCATGTGTATTGTAGCTTTGCTCTTTTGCCCATAAATTTACTATTTCAATATTTCTAATCCAAGCTGAAGGACAATCTGCTTTTTTAGCAACTATGTCAGGTAATTCAAATAGATCTCCCTGTATTTCATCTTGTTTACTTGCTGGCACTCCATTTAAATCTATTCCTATTAGTGTTGGAGCTGTGCATAAATTTGCCTTTCCTGTTGTTCCTACTAAATCTATCAATGTTAATTTTTCTTTTCCTGGATAAAGTCTTAATCCTCTACCTACCATTTGAGTATATAAACTGCTGTTGCTTGTTGGTCTCGCAATCATTACCGTTTCAACAAGAGGCATATCTGTTCCTTCGGTAAATAACATACAATTTACTAATACAGGTATTTCTCTATTTGTAAACTTTCTTATTATTTCTTCTCTGTTTTTCGTTTCTGCCGTTACTGCAACTGCACCTTTTATTTTCTTTGCAATTGCTTCAGCATGATTTACACTACAAGCAAATATAAGTGTTTGTCCTTTTGCATATTTTTTATACGCATCAAAAATCGCTTGGTTAAGTACTTCTTGATTCATAACTTCATCAAGTTCTCCTGGTGCAAAATCTCCCATTCTTCTTGCTACTTTTGAGATGTCATAACCTATATTTACCCTCATACAATAAATATCTGTTAAATAATGATTTTTTATTGCCCACCTAATATCTCTTTCAAATATAATATCTTGATATACATCATCAAGTCTTACATTATCTCCTCTATTAGGTGTTGCTGTAAAACCTAAATGTAATCTTGGTTTAAAATATTCATATACTTTCTTATAACTCTTTGCTGCAGCATGATGAGCTTCATCTGTTATTATCATATCGAACTCATCAGGCTTGAATTTATCTAATCTATGTATTATACTTTGTACTGATGCTATTACAACTGGTTCTCCATGGGATTTGTGATTCGCCATTTCAATTCCCACAGGGCAGTCATAGTATTTTATTGGTTGTGTAACTAGTTCTTCTCTATGTGCTAGGACTAGTACACGACCTTTTCTTTTTATGTTTGTAAATGTTGCTGTTTTCCCACAACCTGTTGCCATTTGTATTAAATATGATCCTGGCTCTAATTTATCAATTAATTCTATACATTCCTTTTGGTAATCTCTTAATTCTAATTTCAATTAAGACCACCACCCAAATTTTCTTTTTCTATTACATAAGAATTTTTTAGTTTATATAGGTCTGAATAATTAGTTTTTGCAGCAGTTTCTCCTGTATGATAATTTACAAAAGCTCCATCTTCGCACAATTTTTTTATTTTTCCTATTTCTACAGTATAAATTTCATTATCAGGATCTTTTCCTACAAAAACCACTAATTCTCCTACTTTAAATCCATTCAAATATCTCACTCCTTTGTTTTTTATATTTTTCTATTCTAATTTTTGAAAGTCTAATTGTTTCTTCGCATTCTTCTTTTTCAAACATACCAATATGTGTATATTCTCTTGAAATATGTAATTGTTCAGCAAGCCACCCATAAGCTTTATACCTTGTTGTTATTCTTAAAGGTTTTCTCCATATCTGATCAAACCAGTAATGTGCTTGTTTTCTCCATTCTCTTAACTCTGCATTTGCTAAAGTTCCAAGTGGTGTATCTGTTCCTGGATGTACTCCTACAAAGGCTTTACAATTTCTGCACAAATAGCATTTTCCATCTCCATATTCTCTTCCATATATTTCAGCATTTGAAGTAAAAACAACTGGATTTCCACAGTACCTACATATTGTTGGCTTTTCCATATTTACTTTTCCTCCTCATCTTTTGCTACTTGTAAAATGCACATTAAGGTAATTCCTATAAAAGTTCCAATTAGCAACCCACTTAAAAATTCAACCATTTATTATCACTCCTTTGGCATTCTATAAACTTTATTTTTTTCTTCTGTTCTGATATAAAATCCTATTATATCTTGTAACACTTTTTTTGCTCTTTCTTCTGTTTTGTATTCTCCTAAAAAAGCACAAATCATATTGTCACTAGATTTTTCTGCTTTGATGCAAAAACAATTAGGTTCTGTTGCAAATTCTTCATTTGACCAATTATCTACATATAATCTAAATATTTCATCAAAATTAAATATTTCCATCTTATCTTGACTTTCTATAATCATACAAATTCCCCCTTAAACACTTTACTTATAATTTCCATACAAGCATTTATAGTTTCACACAATCTTTCTTCTGTAATTGGTGAGTTATATTCATCTTTGCCATTTAACATCTTGTGTAATTTAATTCTTGCATTTTCTGTTTCTTTTATATGATCTATATGTTCTTGAAACATTGATGTTTGAAATTCATATTCTTTACATCTTTTCTCATACTCTGCTAATATTAACTGCTTTGTTTTCGTAGCATTTTCAGTGCTTATCTGCTTATTATGAAACATTACCAGCAACTGCTTTAATGCTAGAAAACAATGTATTTCTAATAAGTTATAATCTGCAGGAGGTGTTTCAAGTTTTATAGAATCATTTATAATTTGTTCTTTACTTTTAATCATGGTCTAACCTCCGTCTTACTTTTTTTGCATACCTCAAATATGCTATTTATATAATGGTCTAACATGTCTAACCTTTTTCCGAGGATATATTTATATTTTTTATAAATGTTTTATTTTTAAAAATTATTTTAAAATTTCCCATACGAATATTATTATTTTGTTAGATGTTAGACTTTTTGTTTTTTATTTAATAAAAGTCGCTTGGCTCTATGTATTGATAGGGTCTAACCTTGGTCTAACCTTTTTAGATTAGGTAAGACCCTAAAATGGTAAATCCTCAAGATCCGATTGTTCATAACTATCTTCATAAGCAATATCTGATTTTTCAGGCTCTAGTCTAAATTTTATATAATTAGCCCTAACTCCAAATGCTTTAGTTGCATGTGTAAATCTTCCTTGTGAATTTTTTTCTATTTGATTTCTATCTGCAAAAGTTCTAATTACTGCTGAATAGTCAAATCCTGCTTTGTTTAATGCCTCTGAATAAACACTTTTGTTTACTAAACATATATCTTCACTTTCTATATATTTGCCCCAAATTTCTCCATTATCATTCTCCTTAAATCTATTTATATTTTGAGAAATCCAGTTCATTGTCCATTCATAAGCCCTTGAACTTACATCAACCTCTTTTGCACTTGTAAGCCATTTACTTACATCTTCTATTGTTAATTTTTCATCTTTAAATATTAAATCTGTTGATATTTCATCTGCTAATAATATTGTAGCCATTGCCATTGCTTGCTTATCAGTAGTATCTGTTTTGTCTAATATCTCTCTAAAAATATCTCTATATCGTTGTTGCAATTCTTCTTGTTTAGGAATATTACTTATAAATTCTTTTCCTGCATATCCATAATTTTTTCTTACAAAATTACTTACATAATTACCATCTTGAATAACTTTTTCAGTAGCTTCTACTTCTATTACTCTATTTTTAACACCTCCGCCTGAAGTTGCTTTTGTTATTGGTTCTTCGCCTGTAAATAGAAAGCAACAGTTCCATTCCTTCAATATTTCAATTCCACCGTAAGCTTTTCCTCTGCCTCTATCAACACCTTCAGTTAAATACATTACTAAATTATCAAATGAGTCCCATCTGCTCTTTATTGTTTGTAACTCATCTCCTGCAAAAGGAATATCATGCACAAATGCTGCATATCTTGCAAGAGCAACTTGTGTTGCATTTAGTGTTCTTACTAATTTTCCTACTTCAGGATTTCCCCATACAGACATTGCAAGCATTAAGCCTACTGTTTTTCCTGCACCAGTTCCACCCCATATATGTACAACAAAAGGCAATACTCCCAATATACTATTGAGTGTGCTAGCAAATGAAGATGCTATTAGTAAATGTGCAATTTTGCTTTCTTTTCTTACATTCCTACACAATTCTTTCCATTCTTCATAATCTCCATTTTCTTTAAAACTTGCATATACATCCTTGAAAGCTACATCGCCATCATATTTTAAATCTGATACATAAGGTGCAAATTCTTCATTTATCCAACCTAACCTGTCTGTACTTCTGCAAACTGGAATTTCTTTTGCATTTAAAGAAACTACATCTGCTATATATGACACCAGGTCTTTTGCATTCTCTGAATTTACTTCTATTCCTCGATCAGACAATTGGATGATATTTGATTTATTTGCTACCATACTTCTTTCTATTGTTATGTATTGCCATTTGTTATCTTTGAAAAAAGCTAATTTTATTTTTTCTGTCTCTGAATCAACATTTATAAGTCTTTCTACTGGTAATATTGGATGAGTACAAGCTACTATTGTTTGAGGTATCATTCCTGCTCCTAATGTATTTTTTACTACTCCTGTATCTTGACACTCCCATTTTCCACATTTTAAATTTTCTATTGGCGGTTGTGTAAATTGAATAGTATTACTTCCTTGTTGTTTATATCTTTGAGCAAACTCTGTTTGATATGCTTTAAGTAATTTATCAAAGCTTCGTATATTTCCTAATTCTCTTGCTTTTTCTTGTAACTTAACTATCAATGTTGTTCTTGCTATTTGGTTATCTATTGAAAATATATGTTCAAATATTTCTTTGTCTAATATTGTCTCTTTTGTTAATTCCTCAATTTCTCCAAAAGGTGTAAATCCTTCATCTATTAGTTGTTTTGAAAGTTCTAACTCTTGATTCAATTTTTCTCACCACCTTTTTTTCGTATTTCCAAAACCATATTTTATCTTCATTTTTTCCATATATAAAAATTTCATCTATTACATATTCTATATAGTCTAATTGATGACAAGCTTCCACATACAAATCGTTTTCAGGATCTTGTAATCTTTTCCAATCCTGCAGTAAATGAAGATAATTGCATAATAATTGAAATGTTTTGTTTTCCCATTGTTTAAACATTTCTTCGGTTTTTCTTCTATCCTTATACTTATTTATTTCTAAATGTGTACTTTTTTGATTTGGATCAAGTCCCAAACCTAAAGTTCTGTTTATACTTTTTGCTGCCTCTAAAGCATTTATATTTAATAATTCTGATACAAGAGAAATTGCATCTCCACCTTTTCCACATCCAAAGCATTTCCATATTTGTTTAGATGGAGATATCGAAAAGCTTGCTGTTTTTTCTTTATGGAATGGGCATACACACTTGTATGCCCTATTTAATTTCAAGCCATAATATTCTGCCACTTTTACTATGTCTACTCTTTCCTTAACTTCTCTTATCAAACTCATGTTTACCTCCTAGAATGGTAAATCATCATCAGATGAAACTGTTGTAAAATCATCAAAAGCTTCACCTTTTTCTGCTAATTTTTTTGGAGCTGGAATTTTTGCATCTTCTGCTTTATCGTAAGATATTGCAAAGAAAGGTTTTACACTTGTATGTACTTGTCCATCTTGACCTTCAAATTCTTCTTCTCTAAATACAAGTCCTACTTTTTTATTTACTAATTCTTGTTCATTAAAGTTGAATTTGAATCCAGTATTAGAAGCTTCTACAGAAGTTATTAATCCCTTAAATTTAGGATTAGTAGTTCCTGGATTATATCCTTCTGTGAATACAGTCCAAATACCACTCCATTTAGGTTCAGGTCTTGCATCATTTGCAAATTTCTTTTGATAAAAATCTTTATACTCTCCTTCAGTAATATCAAATCCTATTTTTAAATATTGTTTTCCTGCTTGTGTTTTTTCACAAACTACTTTCTTTATTAAGCATTTATATCCTCCTGCAGGTAATGTTTCAAATTCTCCAAAGCTTTGTGCTTC